AAGAAATGGACAATGCCTATTTCAAACTGGGGCTTGATTATGAATCAATTTATGCTTATGTTTGAAAACAGAATTCAGATATAAGAACAAACTTACAACTGAATCCTGTTTCCATTTACACAAAATTTTGGACAGTGTCACTTTAAAACCTATTGAAAACAATTTAAATCTTCTTCACAGCCTGCATGTACTTCCATATCTTACCTTGTGCGGCGTCTTCATCCTGGAAGAAGTATTTGTATGCTGCCTTCAGGATCATATCGTCTTCAAGAAGTTGGCACATATCAGAATAGAACGCATTAAAAGCTACATACTTATCCCAAATAGTTGTACCTGAAGGGAAATTCATACCTTTTGTTGCTGCTTCGATTTCGTCTTTTGTCCAATGTGCACCACTTCTACGATCCCCTGACTTTCCGATATAACTAATACTAGCGACATCGTAGTTTGCAAAATCTTCATTATAATGAGGGCCATAGAACAATTCATGCTGTTCACGCATGAATTTCCAGTATCCTTCCTTTGATAGCTCTCCATTCTGCGCCATTCTCATGTATTTTGCCGCCATGCACGCAGAAGTCCACATCTTTTGCTCGTTTACTACGCCTGCGGCTCTGGCTTCTTCGAGCATACTGTCATAACTGTATTCCTTCATATTATTCTTCTTTTGTTTCTTCTACTTGTAAATGTTCGTCTGACACTGCAAACTGAACCTTTCCATCTGATAAGTTTTTCTTAATATCTTCCATTTCTTCCTGCATACGCTGCATTCTGCGGAACATCTGATATGTCATGCAGAATGTGTAGTCAAAATTAGGAAGGCTCTGTGCTATCTCGCAATTAGCGCAGTCACCTGGACACGCTTCTTTTACTTTCTGTATCATTTCTTCGACATCTTACTGATTAACATTCCACCTTTCACAGACATAAGAGATCTAATTCCTCCCTCTTTGATCATTGTGAAAAGCTGGGCTATTTCACTCTTATTTTTCCGGACAATAGGAGCCACAGAAACAATCTGTCTGCCCGTGAGAATTCTTTCGTTCGAAATTTCCTTCAGGATGTCCTGAACTTGTGCTTTCTGATCTTCTGAGTCAAAATCAAGCACGATAAAAACTTTTCCTAGTGCCATAATTATTCTACTTCATCAAAATTAATTGGTTCTTTTTTCTCCTGGGGAGCAGGTTCCTGTGTATGCTCTTCTACTTTCTTCCCGGTAAATATTCCAGCCAGGAATGTACCAAGTCCAAGAACGATTTCAACAGCTTTTGGATGTGTTTCTGCATAGTTTCCGATTTTTTCTGCAATGGATATATACTTGTCTACACCTGTCTTTTCCGGCTCTATTACAGTAGGAATCCCCATATTTTTTGCGAATATGTCGGCAAACTCATCCGCCTGTCGGGCTGCTTCCATCGGTTCCAGGCACTTTTCTTCAATCAGATAAGCAAGCATTGAGTTGAATGCTTCTGATCGTGTATTGAAGTTCATTTCAGGTTGTCTTTTCTTTTGAAATAGTCCCATATTCGTTTTAAGTAAGAAGGGGTAGACAAAGCTACCCCTTAAAACAACTTATGAAAGCATCAACAGCGGTCGTTTGCGCAGGTTTCAGTAACCGTAACCTGCGGAGTACCAGTTTGAGCGTATTGTGTGCTCTGTGCAAACACACGGCTAGGAGTACCGCAGCATCCTCCTGAACGAGAATTTCCGCAACTTACATAACCGTTGTTAATCGGGTTGTAGAACACGGTGTTGTTAAGCTGACCAAACTGAGTCTGATTGCTTTCTTTCATGTCGTTAACACCGACTACCAATCCGGCAAATGTCTGAGCAGCTCCATACATTTGACTATTAAGAGTCTGAACCTGCGGAGTAATACAGTTGATACGTCCGTCCAAGTTAGCAAGGCCAGTGGCAAATGCAACTTTTTCAGAACAGTTACGCGACCAGATGTTGGCAACAAACGCGATTACTACTACGGCGGCAATAACCCATAAAGCTGTGTTAGTTCCCCATCTTTCATTGTTTCTGTGAGAAAGTTCCTGCAATGTAGCAGCATCTTGTAATTCCATTCCCATGATTGTTTAAATTAAAATTAATACTACGTTAAAAACACGATGCAAAGATATAAACCACGTGTAACTACTTCTAAAATTTACTTTCGAGCAACTTATTTACTTTTTGTGACATAATTTCGATTAAATGATTATTGTTTTTACGTATGTTGTAACCGGTAATCAGATTCCTTACACTAGCAGGCGTATGATTAATATATTCTGCTATTTGAACAGGATATATGCCTTTTTCTGCAAGTATATTAACCAAAATACTTCTTGCATCTACGATTTCTACAGATCTTGAATGAGATATTATAAGACATTCAGGCACTTCTGTTTCTTCAGAAACAAGTTGTAATACCGTGTTAAATAATTGTGTTTTGCACATAATATTAATTTTACTATGAAGGTGGGAATTACCCACCTTCGGTTAATACTAATTTAATTTGATTAAAACTTACCGAATTATTCTACAAGTTAAACCATAAAGCTACTTCTGTATCTACTACATCATTATTTCCGGAAACAACCTCTTCATGCGTCAATCCTTCTACTTCTCTAATGTATGCAGTATTCCCCGCGTTTCTTAACGCATTTATAAATCTAAAAAATGGTTCATATAATGCACTCCCCACCTCCGAACTACCAATCCATGCTTTTACTGCAACCGGATAATTACACATTTCAGCTCCCGAAATATTTATTATTCTTTTAGCGGGGTCATAGCCAATAGTTTTTTCTTCTTCATAATCTGTTGTATTGCTAAATCCCAAATACTCAACAAACGTATCTCTTACTCCTTGCTCCCAACTGCACTTTTTTAAATCCGTCCAAGCAGATAGTAATACGCATTTCTTTACCAAATCACTATACATGTAACAAAAGTTAATTCCGGTTATTCCACCTGCTGAACCAGCCACCACACATATTCTATCTTCAACATTATAGTGTTGTTTAATGTATTCAAAACATTTTCTATACGCCGTTACAAATTGAATTGAACCTGCCCCAGTAAAGTTTACCTGTCTGTTATTATTTCTTGCTCCGTTACAATCAAAAACCGCAAACCCCATTGAAGCCCATTTCTTTTTTTGTAGTAAAAACGTATCTGTACTGCCCCACGTACCATACCATACACCATGAGAAAAGCCATGACAATACATAATAATCGGGAATGGTTTTCCGTCCGGAGAATAATTATCAGGAAGTAATAAAACACCAGTAGTTGATTTAAATTTTATAGGATTAACTATTTCATTTGTATTATCCCAAAAGTTATTGACAGCCTGATTTACCTTTTCTGAAAAGAATATCAAATCTTTCTGATATGGTCTATAATTTATGTCATCATCTTGAAAATAAATTTCACAAGAAAACTCACCATAAATCTCGCTTTTTTCAAAGTTCCAAAATGTAGTTTTAAACTTTACAGCATTATCTGGTATATATATTCTTTTCTTCTCTATACCTTCTACATTACCTTTTAATCTTAAAACTCCATCTATAGCCCCTTCTTCATCAAAGAATACCAAGCCTTGTGATGGCTCTGAAGTTAAAACAGGCAAAGTAATATCCATGTATAATGCACCTTTGCAATTAATATAGGAAGAAGCTCCTAACGAAGAAGTGCTGTAAACTTCGCCTATAGGATTGCCGTATACACTACCTTCTTGGTCTACAATAACTGCAACCCCATCGACTATATCACGATAATCTAGCGTTTCCTTTTTTAAGGACAGTTCTTTGTAAAATGCTATACAAGAAAATTCACCTTTTTCTTCCACTTCACTCGAATTGAAATATGTCGTCCTGAAATATACTGCATTAGGTGGTACTATGATATTAATTTTAACTGATTTTTCAAAAAAAGCTATAGGTCTCTGTATTCCAGTTATGTAGTTAAAATCTTTGTCATAGAAAGCTATACCTGCTTGGCTTATTACTGATTTTCCACTTGACATAGTGATATTTAAAATCTTTACCCCTGCGCATGGTATGTAATTGTCACACCTGGAAGAAGCTACTCCTTCTGTAAATACACTTCCACCTGTATAAGTTATTATTCCATTATCAATTAGCTTAATGTATTCAGTCAAATTTACCTCTGAGTAATTATTAGAAAGCACTCCTTTAAGAAAGTTACTATACCCCATGTAAATAAAATCTCTGTAAATTATATTGGTTTTTTCATCAACGTCTACATCTACAAAAATACTATCTAATATTTTTTTTCTAAATTTCTTCGTCGTAGATTGAAAATAAATATCTCCAATATTTTTAACATTTGCAGAAGAAGCATCTTCTGCTATACCTGTAATATCTATAGTTTTACTATTTTCAATCAAAGGATAAAAATAGGAATAATGACCATTATTCCTATTGGTTTCATTAAATATGGTAGCTTTTGCTTTTTTGGCATTTTGGGGAGTAGTAAACCTTAAAGTATACAAGGGTAAACTCATATAATTACTATCTACTTTATAGAGTATACCACTTAGAAAAGTGTCATCATTATCAAAAAAAGCTATTCCAAACATACCATTTTGGTAAGGTACAGATGCAACATAATCTGTATCTCCATAAACATCAAACTCTATATAACTGAAATTAGTTGATTCAAAAGCACCACCATTATCTGATATAATACCTTTACCCTCTCTTATTTTACCCAAAATCGAAAATTCAGACAATCCAGATTTTTTAGGATTAGTTGTTAGTAACTTTGGTAGGGACCATAAGGTTTCTTCAGAAATTTCTCTATCTGTTAAATCAGAATAATATACCCCTTGATAGTACATTATTGTGTTAGGAGATAATTTAATTGCTTCATATTTTGATAATTCAAAATCAATACACTTTCTGAACTCTTTTAGATAAGTATTGTAGTATATATCACCAGACTTAGTTACACCACTTTCTCCTGCACTATTTCCAAATCCTATTATATTAATAATTATGGAATCACTTTGTAATTCTAACTCGGTAAGTTCTTCTCTGGTGGCATATCCGGCATCAAGAGTCGTGCGGATCTGCCAGCCTGGGTTCTGCCAGCTGAACACTTTGTTATTATCAGCAGACGATGGATCATCCTGATTGTATATATTAACAAGCTGCCCTTTCTTCAATGGCTTCCCGTCATCACCTACCGGGTTCTTGTCCGCTTCCATCGCAGACACGCTAGTATAAGTCTTACGAATGCCAAGAGAACTACCGTTCACCTCAACATCGTTAGTGTAATCAGCCAGATCTGAAAAAAGACCTCCAACTTCCTGAGGTGATATGGTTTCCGAATCAGTTTTTTCAGAGAGCTGCTGTGCTCTTTTCTTTATGTCATAAATTGTAGTCATAATGCTTCTGGGTTATATAGTTCAACAACACATTTTATCGTAGTTTCTCCGGCATCATTCTTGTAAATTTCTCCATTTTTGTACGCTGTAACATATCTGGCTGGTGTTGCAACAAGATTCAAAGTTACAGGTACAAGTCCTGCGGATGTTCTTTCCATTGCCGGGACTGAGAATGTAAAATTAGATGTTCTGGTAGCCTGCTCTACCGGGAAATTACGTAGTATAACACCTTCCTTATCACTTGTTGCATTTACCGTTACATTGATAAAAATCTTAGTACCTTCTGTTCCTATAAGTTTAAACTTGACGCTACCACTTGCTGCATCGCCAAGATCCGATACAGTACCATCCCATTCTGTGTTCTGTTTTGCCAGAGTATTTTTAATGTACTTGTAAAGTGTATTATCTTTTACGACAAGAATGCTACCTGTAGAAGCCAGACGTATATATTTTTTTTCATATACATACTGTTCTGTACCGTTACCCAGTCTGCGCTGACCGTCTTTTTCGGTTACTATTTCCCAGTACAGATTTGCTCCAGTAGAAGTCGTTACACTACCTGCCTTAACAGGGTACACTTCTCCAAGTACAGATACATATCCTGCTGTATTACTGTATGTCGTTTGGCCGGAACTTGCTGGCGCAGACGTAATATCACATCCGTACAGTATTACAGGGTTATTAGTCTGCTGAATTCCTTCTACTATGCCGGTTAATGCATCAAGAGTTGCCTGGTTGATAAATTGCAGGTCATCAAGATAAACCGGCTGATTACCTTCGTATATCAAAAAATTATTCATAATCGTATATTTTAATAATGTATTTTCTTCCGGATGGCTTATACTTTTCGACGATCCGCGTTATTTCTGTGGTATAGTCGCTAAGGAATGAAGGGACATTTACCTGATAATTCCCGTCTACATTTCCTTCTCCTTCAAGAGTCATGTATACGGTGTTACCTCCTTCTTCTCCAACCTTCGACATATAGACCAGCGCATCGCCTTCAGCACTTGTATTCATATACAGTATCTGCTCCTCGATGTCAGTAATGTATATTTCCTTGTTTTTAAGGAAGTATGTATCGTTCAGGATTTTTTCAATGTATATAACCTGACCGTTTATCTGCATATTGTCAAGGCTCTGCTGCCGGAACAACTTAAATTCAGAAAGTATCTGTTTGCAAGGAGATATTAATACCTTAATCAAGGAAAACAATTTTTTTTTGCGCAACATCGGAGGAAGAAGATGCTGAGCAAACTTAGTCATATCTATATCATACCACATAACTCAATGTATTATTCAGATTGTCTGAAACAAAGCAGCCTCCTACAGCTGTATAGTTATTACCTTCCAGTACCGTATAGCTTCCTCCAGATGACTTGACACGTACTTGCTGGAGCAGAACGTCCGTCACTCCGGGCACATTCTGTATCGCATCTACGCACTTGGTCTTGTTGAATGTTCCTCCGTATACTATATTAGCCAGGTAAGCATTCACAGCATCAACAACAGGATAAGAACCGTCTGATATCCTTACGCCTTCTTCAGTGATCTGCTGCGGATCGACTTCTACTTGTGCGGTTATCTCTATGCTGTCAGCCGGAAGGCTGCGGATGTCGAGTATTACTCCTGCTATCTTAACGCTATTCATATAACTTTTAAACGCTGTTAAAACATCGCTTGAAAGGACCGACGGTTTCCCGTCTGAATCTCCTGATACAAGCACCTGTATACTTCCGCCTCGGTCCCTCACCGCACAATACTTAACTACTTTCTTTGACTCGTCTTCAGCCGCATAGCGAAAACTTTGCGTCGATTCGTCAAAGATAAGCGCATCACCGTACTGAAAATTAACAGCCTGAGTGTGATACCAACGTATCGTAGGAACAATGTTTTGAGCGATACGATCTTCTACATCTTGCTTGAATCCATCAAACATCACTTCCAATGTATAAGCACATACGGCCACGATATACAGGATAATATTCTCAATGCTGACAGCGCTGAACGTATTGTCCCATGTCGCATCTCCTGCAATACCGTAAGCCGTTCTAAGAGTTTCATCCGACATAAATTTATCGGTCATCTCTTTTTTAATCTCTGTTACTGTCCTTGCCATATTCTACATAAATTCTTGTGTAAATTGTTCTGTGAAAATTCTAAGTCTTATCTCACTATCTGCTGTTTCCGATGTTGCAGGAGATACATTGTTATTCTTGCAATAATCCTGCATTTCCCTGTTCACAACAACATCCGGAAGAATAAGAGTCGTTCCTGCCGTCAATTTTTCTGTAGGACTTATATCATTCTGACTCGCCAGAAGAAAGACTCCTTGTATATCTCCATACTCTTGTATAGCTATATCACTCAGAGTCTGTCCTTGTTTAACTTTTACTTTTTTCATGACAGTTTCCTCCAGATAAGCTTAACTCCAATTACAATAGCTACTATACCGCCAAGAAATATAAGAGCTGTCTGCCACCAAGAGATAGAAGCTTTACGTTCTGCATCCAGCTGTTTTACTTCCTGTTCTTTCTCTGTAGTACTTTGCGTCGTAGTGTTAGTCTGTATTTCCAAGGCTTCGGTATTCTGGCTTGTATACGAACTGTCACGCTGTTGTTCGTCTGTGTGGTTATCAAATGTTCCGGTAGTTACAGACTCTACATATTGCTGTCCCGTTGAATCAGGCTTCGAATAGACCGTGTATATCCAGCTTCCGGACATCTGCTGTATCTTATTCTTCCAACGGCTAGTAAACAAATCAACATCTTGCTGTAGTACAGATAACTGATCTGTGTGTTCATTACTATTAGTCACAGTCTGTCGGTCAGATTCAGTCTTTTCCGACAAAGTTATGGGCTGTTGTGATCTGCACGATACCAGCAAGAGCATTACCCCCAAAATGGGGATAAAGCTCTGCATCCACTCGTACAGTCTGTCGAGTAGCTTATTCATCATAATAACAATAAATTAAATAGAAGTATAAAAAAGCCTGTTATCTCCAGCCAGAATGCGGGACGTGCAAAAACTATTTTGCTCCACAAGTCTGTCTTAATATTGTCCGCTATCACATGTCTTATAATGTATATCAGCGGAAGCAGCCATATAAGAAGCAGCCAGGGATTGGTACACGACACCCATGCCTGAGAACTAAGAAATAAAATAGCTGTTCCTGTATAATGTATAACACCTTCGGTCTTTTCCTTAAATCTTGGAGATAAAGCTATAATTAACACGCCTAATAGAGATAAAAACACAAGGAACTGACAAGTGTCAGGCGTACGTCCTATAGCTGATCCGAAGAAAGTAAAACCAACAAGTCCCATGCAGATAGAAAACCATTTCGGGTTCTCCAGCCTGTAATAGGTTTCAGATATCGAATAAGGAATACCGCCTGTTTTTTTGATTACTATTGCGGTATATAGCGCAAAGATCATCGCTGCAATAATGCCAAAAATTGTTTCCATATTACCTCCTTATAAAGCGTTCCAACCATCAATTACATCACTCTGAACGGCCGGTACTCCGTTTTCCACAAGGCTGATAGCCGAAGCAAAGGCACACATTGTTGCCTGGTCGTCTACGTCCGGTTCGTAAGTAGTAGGGACCTGCATTTCCCTGCACACAGCAGATATATAGCCCGATGTGTGATTTTCGTTTGCTGGCGCCCAGCGGTTGATATAGTCTGCGATAGTACGACAACCATGCAGACGATTATAGTTCTGAAGCGTGCGGATAAGTGCGCGATAGCCCCATTTCGGTGCGATGAACTGAAAAAAAGATCCGTCTGTCTGTTCCTGTCGAAGTCCTTGCCATTTATCTTTGCTTAACCGGATATTCCCCGGATTGTTGTTTCTCAAACCTCTTGGTATCTGTGTCATTTTGATTCCTCCTCTTTTTTTTCGTTATCTAAAAATTGTTGTAAATAAGGTATCTTTCGTACTACCTCAAAACTGAGAACGTAATACAAAAAGTTAATAGGGCGTGACTGTGGAAACAACTTTCTCATATTTCTCAAAGTATTAACCCCGTAGAAGTAACACACAGCATATACGATGCCTGTAATGCACTGTAGCGCACCGTCTACATTTTTCATTTTTTCGCCGATTATATAAATGCTCAGCACGATCACATAGAATACAAATGTTTCCAGCAAACAGTGAAAAAATTTACGGTTGCTGAATCGCTCATGCTTAGCAACTATACCGGCAATAAGACCGGCCAGACAGTTAATCGCAAAGATGAAGAAGATAACGAATACCATATCCTTCACCGGTGCGAAGTATGCCAGCGTAATGCTGAACAGTGTAGCCAGCATATTCTTAATTCCTGTAATAATTTCCATACCTTCAGTTTTCATATTAATAATGTGCATCTACACTGATACCGGAATTACTTACTACCACATCGTCTACCGTCTGGCCGTCAAGCTCCAGCTGTTCCCTTATCTCCGTACGCCATGCCAGCGGATCGTGATCAAGCAGCATATCGGTTATACCTACACCTACATAAGGGCTTTCTTTGAATTCACCCTTGTACGAACCTAAGATTAAAGCCTGGTTCTGGTGCAGTGTATCTCCCAGCATTACGCCTGCCGTTATCTTGCCATTCTCTCCACGTTGCGGAGATATATGCAAGTCGAAATCGGAGCTTATCTGTATTCCTGTCATATCAGTGTGTTATTTTACTATCTTCATAATCATTTTTATTGAATTTATCAGCCTTTTGAATCGTAGCAGGAGCAGTTACACTTCCGCTTCCTGGCTGAACACCTGTTACCTGGTGCGTATGGCTGTTGAATCGGTCTACCAGTTCATTAATCTTGTCGGTCAGTGCCGCAATATTAATCAGCCCGCCCAGTTTCCCTCCGTTAATCGTAATGCTTTCCGCCTGATCCACTACAAGGACAACCAGCTGCGACAAGTCACCGGAAAGACTTCCTACCGTTACAGCAGTTCCAACAGCAGGAACTATCAGCAGATTGCTTTCGTTCTCCGAAGTCGATGCCCTGAGCCTTATTCCATCCACATCGATCGATCCGAAAGTAACGGTGCAGGTTAATCCTTCCACACTCTTAACGATTCCCTGATATATAGCGATCTTGTTTCCACGGCCTAACAGTTGTGCCAGATTATCAGAAAGTCTTTTATAATTATCCATAAGCGCTAACTTAATCGTATGCCAAGTTCGATTGTGCGTTTCCCGCCTGAGCTTGAAAATTCAGTAGTAACGGATCGGACATAATACCGTCCGTTCTTGTATTCATAGTCTGCATCGTGCAGCTGTGCAACGTCGCCCGGCTGACAGTAAGGTATCATCCATGTGGTTATCGTCCCGTCGTAGCCGTCGAATGAATATCTTCTGACCTCGGTTTCTCCGCGTTGTTTCATCGAAGCATCGTCGCTCGAAGCTGAACGCACTTCCACTCGGTCGCCTCCCGTTGCTCCCACCTCGTATTCCTTCACCTTTCCATCCGGAAGAAGGGCTTTAACAACAACACGAACCTTGCGGTCTTCAGCGCGTCTGTAAGTCAAGTCACATTCTTCTACATTGTAGGCAAAGTCATAGTATACATCATTGCCTTGTCTGGTTGCAGGAGGATGAATGTGCAGAACATTACCCTGAAGGTAGATATCTGCTCCGCATTCTTCCTGTACCTTCTTCAGCACGTCATATCCGGTAGCTGTATGGATGACAAACTTTTCATATTTCCAGGTGTAATCGCAGTCTATCTCATAACCGCCTCCGACACCTTCTACCACTTTTTTCAAGAGTGTGTCGAGCGACACATCCTTCAGTACTTCATCGGGTATAGGAACACGGAACTTAAACAGATCATCTTCACACTCCAGCGTAATGTTTCCATTATCTGTCCCCACACGCTGTATATATCCAGAGAATTCATCTTTCAGTCCGCTTTCCATATATCCCAGCCTGACGGTAATACGGTCGCCTCTGTGTATAAGATCCTCAATGTTCAGAGCCTTGTTGTACTCCGATGCCGGCAGTGTTATTACAGCCGTATCGGCAAGTAGCTCGACACTTCTGTGTATCTCTACGCTATCCAGCATACCCAGCCGGAAATCACCTACCTGTATGTCGTAACCCATCGTATACATATCACTTCAAGTCACTACGCTTCAGCAGCAGCTTATACGTATCATCACTGTAGGCGGATATCGAATAAGCCTGGTTCTGTACCCCTGCCGTAAATGGAAATTCATAACTTTCTACTACTATCTGATTAATGCTATATAATTCGAATAGAGGACAACGGACTTTCAGCTTGGCCGATTCGCACATAGACTTCAACTTCTGCACATCTTTGCGGGGATAATCATTCTGTGTAAGATTGATAAGAGCACCTTCTATCTTAATCTGATAGTCGTCCTGAGTCCAGCGTTCCTTTATGCTTCCTCGAATTTTGCCCTTAGATACCTGACGCCTTACAATAATGTTTTTCCCCGTAATGGTAATAAGAGGCTCGACCGGGAGAAGCCACCATTCCCCGCCTTCTGGCTGCACTTCCAGCGGAAAGCGCATCGCTACTCCAAGGGCGTTTGTCCGAACCATATCTTCCAGCTCTGCATCGTCCAGCTTCATCAGGTCGGTGTATTCCCCTGAATCTTCCTGTCCGACTACAGGATGCTTGAAAAGCCAGTACGGAGGTACTTTCAGTCCTACAGTGCGAGCCGCTATATTACCCAATATAAATTTACTTACACTCATCTTGCTGCCGACATTGCTGTTTCAAGACTACGGTTCATACACTCCAGGACAACACGCTGAATCTCTGCCGTATCAGCCTTATCCATCATCGTAACGTTCAAGTAGTCGAAAAACTTGGTTATATTAACTGTTATCTGCGTATTACGGGTTCCTCCGGTAGTAATCTCGTTTGCTTTGCCCGATGCGTCCGTCTGAGTACTGGTTCCAAAAGGCACATTACCAGTTGTTGTACCGGCAACGGCTTTCGAATCGCCTATCGCTGCATCCTTTGCCTTCTGCTTTGCCGTTTCACGCGACAGATGCTGCTGGTATAGCGTTCCTGTCTTATTGACTACAGCCGAAGCGCTCCCGACAAATCTCTGAGCCGATTCTACTCCGACAAGTTTTTTGGCTCCCGTCTGAGCCTGCTGCCAGGCACCTTCAAAATCTCCCTTAATAAGAGATACCATCGCCTTGCCGACAGCCCCTATACCGTCCACTATCTCCCAAAAGCGGTCTACTACAGCATCCTTGATTGCTTTTCCAAAGCCTGTAATAGTGTCCCACACTGTAAGTACGACGGCACGGAATCCGGCAAACTTATTCCAGCAGTATATCACACCGGCTGTAAGAGCTGCGACAGCGGCTATAACAAGACCTATCGGATTTGCCGACATGGCTACATTCAGCAGCCACTGCACTTTTTCGGCGGCAATCATTGCAGTTACCTGCGCCCATTGCGCTACCGTCCAGCCTTTAAGGATCGTTGTACTAATAAACATGTAGGTATTATATCCGGCCCATGCAGCTGTAAGAGGAACAACTATACTCAAAAGCCAATTAAGATTATTACTAATCCATGTTACAATGCCTGAAAGTCCTTTAATAATTGGAGTCGTAAGATTAAGAATGCTGTTAAGAGTATTCATTGCAGGTATAAGAGCAGGCTGAATGATTTTATACATGTCAAGCAACTTTTTATTGAAATCACCTGCAAGTTGTTGTAATCTGCCATAAGGCGTCTTTGCAATCTCATTAGCCATGTTATAAAACTTTCCGCCTTCTCCTGTAGCTCGTTGGAATGCCTGGCGTAACATTTCAAATGAAATATTACCTTTTGACATTTCATCTCTAAGAACACTTATTGACTTCCCAGTAAGTGCAGATATATCGAGCAAGGGATTATAGCCAGCATTAATCAGCTGAAGTAAATCCTGACCTTGCAATCTCCCAGCAGCAGCTACCTGACCGTATACTAAAGCAAGCTGAGACATTCGGTTTTTGTCACCCATCGCTACATCACCAAGCATTTTAAGATCACTCATTACGCTTTCAATAGAAACACCAAAGCCTAACATAGTTTTAGCAGCTTCTTGCGTTCCAAGACGATCATAAATACTATAGTCAGCATAGTCATTAAGTTGACCAAGAAGTTTAGATCCTTTATCTATGCTTCCTGTAAGGACATTAAAGCTAACTGCTGTTTTATCAGCATCCATTCCCAGCTTCGATACGACACCAATACCGGCCGTCAGTGCTACGATAGGGTTGGTAAAAAATTCTGCTCCAGGAAGTGACATGATTGCCGTACGCAACTTTCCTCCTATCGTAGACGACAAGCGGTTAGCCGAACGGTCCGCATCATTCAGATGGTCTTGCAAGCGAGTCACCTGTGAGATAACACCGTTATCCTTGCTTCGTATGTCTATCAAAAATTGAAGTATATTCATGTCACTTGTTTGCTTTTGCTTCGTTCTTACGTATATCTGCCAGCTGGGCTATAGTCTGCGCCCATTCTTCATCACTCAACTTGTCAGGATCAATGTGCAGGTAATACCGTAACATGGTGTTGTAATATCCTACCCAGTTCGCCCGAAAAGTTCCGTCCGCGTCCTCTACAATTTTTTTAGCTCAGCCTGCTTGACTTCGCTCATTCCTTCAATCTGTGCCGATACAGCGAAGAAATAAGAATCTTCCGTCTTAATTTCATTATCGCCGTCTATCCAGCATCCGTTCAATAAGGCTTCCTGCAATTTAACCGGATCTTTACCTCCGTTGCTTGCAACCATCGCGTAGGAATAATCCTGACGGCGCGGCTTGTGAAGTACACAGCATTTGTCGTCTACTGTTGCAACAAATACGTTATTTTCTCCCCACTTTTCTTTCCAAGCTTTGATCTGTTCTTCGGTATATTTAAACATTGTTTAATCGGTTTTTAATTATACATATCCGTTAATGATATCCATTGCGATACCGGGTAACTCATGTTCGGAGAACTTGTCACCCTGATTCATCCCTTTAGGTATCTCCGTAATTTCAAAACCCTTAATCAAATCGGTAACAATAACATCACCTTTACTCGGATTTCCGTAAGATACCAGAATATCAGCCTGAACGTCGAGTGCATCACCACCGGATGCGGTTTCCAGCGCCTCCAGCTCACTCTGCAATAGAGTAATAGAACCTTCATAGCTCTTGTTACCGCGCTGTATGCTGTGAGGCTTGTTTCCCTTAGCGTACAGGGCTTCCTTTTCCTGCTTTTTGGTATAGGTAATAGCCCTTAACTTTGTAACAGGGCGACCGGCCACTACGGCCGTAATATCGCTCCACTCATATTCTTTACTGTTAAAAACTTCCATATCCGTTATGCGTTAGTTTGTACATCAAATCCCAATTCTACCACTACACTGCGTGCATATCCGTATGGACGCACCTTCAATGTCATGTTGATAGTAGAAGTAGCCAGCACATTCTGCGTCGGATCAATGTAGCAGGTTGCCCCACTTTCTCCGGCAGATGTATCTGCACTCAGTTCCCCGTTTGCCGTCATCTGTGCATTAATAGCACTTTCCACAGTAGACTGCCAGCTCTTCAAGACTCCGGTCTGCATCGTTCCGTCCTGATTAACGTATACTTCATCGAGCAAGAAATCCAGAATCGTATCGTATGCAATACGGTATGCCTTGTCAATCACGCGGCGGTTTGCCAGATGCGCATAGTCGTCGGTATCTTTAACACACAAACGGTCGTCTGTATAGAAGTAGCCGGAACGCCCTACATAGGTGCGCGGAGTAATATATCCCTTGTCGTAGATGGTAGCAATATCGTCCATGCTGTCTTCTACAGTTTTGCTTCCCAGATACATTACATCCGGATAGAGAGAACCGTCACGCACACGGCCGATGTTACGCTGTACTGGAGCCATAGCCACACGCCCGGCAAAGAGTCCCATAGCAGCACCCTTGCTGTCTTTAACCGTGTCGCCGATAACGATACATACGCGGTTATCTTCACCATCTTTCAGGTCTTTCAGCGAAGAAGCGTCTTTATAGATTCTTCCTTCCAGGGCTATAAAGATTGGCGCATACAGATCGGTAGTAGCCCATTCGGCCAAAGCCTGTGCCTTGGTAAGCGCTGTAAAGACATCCGGATCAAGCCCTTCAGTAGCTTCCACTTCTTCGCTGTCCGGATCGCGTGCAATAACCAACCCGCGAAGTGCACCTTTCTGGCTTTGAAGCAATCCACGCAAAGCACCGCTATCCTTGTCGCACAGATCTGTCATCTTCGTAGTTTTTGCGACTCCATATATTACTACTGGTGTACCTTCTTCTGCCTCCTGATAAAACTCCTGTACCATCTTGTACAGCCCGGCATTATTTTCCTGCGTTACTCCCAGATCAGTAAGGCCAAGCAACCGGCGAATAGTATAGGCGGTATTCAGTTTGAATGTTTCCGACACTTCAGTTCCACCGCATACCAGTGCCAGCAGCCCGTCCTGACTATCTGATACTGTGCCCAGCTGGCCGTTTAAGAATTTAATTGATATTTTGGGTAATGCCATACGCGGTCCTCCTGTTATTCAGCTGCGTCCTGTACCAGTGCGTATACGCCCTTCTTGTCGTTACGACGGATAGTACCACCTACGCGAACCAGGAATGAATAAATATCACCATAGTACAGCGGGTTATCCATACTGTCAAACATCTTAACTTCTCCCAGTGCGCGAGAAAGAGAACCTTTGTACCATGCCAGACCGGCAGCATTATCGGTTGCAGCACCAGAAACACTCCATTTTGTCAAAGTACCACCTGTAGCGTATCTCAGAACCTGAGAACGTTGCATTACGTTGAATGAGAACAGTTGTCCCAAAATACCTTTTTGCGCATCAGCGGATGCAAAGAAAGCACGCTGGTCGCCTTCTGTCAGATCGTCAAGCAGCTGTGCATACATATATGCATCGAGCAGCAGATAACGTTCTTGCTGCGGAATATTGTCGGCATTGAACTTAGTCATCAGTTCCAGCACATCAGCTTTCACAAGTGCTTTTCTGTTTCCGGTAGCCGATTCTGTATAAGCTTTAACGGTTTTTGAACCAGTTGTACGCACAAAGTGATCACTGTCAGGCGACCAGTTATACAGCATCTGTTCAGCAGCTTTTTCAATCAGTTCTGCACGATCCTCACTGATTACACTGTTACGCTTATTGTAACTAAGTTCTACAGTTTCTGCATGAGGAATGTAGATAGGATCGGTAGTAAGCTCGTTCAGTGTATATTCTACATCTACGTCTGTACGTTTTTTTGCTGTAGCCGGTACAGACGAACGGTCTATTTCTACCTTACTTGGTGCACCTGCATTGGGAATGTGCACTTTCTTTCCCTGGTTAACGTATGAGTCATCGTCAACCGCCTTGCTCATAAATGAGTTGTCGGCAAACAGACCTTCTATGATCGTGTTCTGCCAAAGTTCTTTTTGTATAGCCATGTTATTCGCCAAATTTTTCGTTAAACTTCTTTTTGTACAGTTCCGGATACTGGTTCTTCAGTTCTGCCAGTCTTTCCGCCTTGTCGATCTCGTCCCAGCTCATGTTTTCCAGATCCTTTTTAACAGATCCGTCAAGCTGAAGAATGTCTTCTACTTTTACAGTACCTTTTTTCGGCATTTCTTCAATACACTTGCGAGTGTTAGTTTCGTCTGCCAGCATAAGGTTCAGGAATGTAGGAACCTGCTCTTTTGTGATCTTTCCTTCTGCTACAGCCTGATTCAGGAATGCCTGGTGTGCTGTTTTCTTGCTTTCGGCAATCTGGTCTGTAAGCTCTTTCACTTTAGCTTCGAGAGCCGGTACCTTTGCCGCCTGATTTTCCATCGTGGTGATGTGTCGCAACATGTCATCTTCGTTTGCCAGGTTCGCGAACGAAGGACGTTTCTTCAATTCGTTGATAAAATCCATATCTCTTTGTTTTTGTGGCTCTAGGTTGAGCCGGTTCATAAAATAGTTATATACTTCCGTGTTGGTTGCATTTTCCGACAGGCTTTCCCCTGTATCTATTATGCCGTCTATCATTCCCATGGAAAGAGCTTCCTGAGCCGATATCCAGTGTTCTTGCCCGTCGAAGTACTTAGCCTTTACATCTTCCGGCTTCATCTTGCAGCGGGTTGCAATCATGTTTGCCAGATCATTTTCAAGTTCCTCTGCTATATCAGCAGCCTTGCGCAGTTCGTCGGCTGTGCCGTAACTTCCGCCCGATACGCGATGCAGCATAATCCGCGCATACTTGTTCATGTATAGAGGCTTTCCGCAGAGAGCAATAATGCCGGCTATGCTAGCCGCCAGCCCGTCGATGTATATTGTAATGTCCGCTTTAACGGTTCGCAGCGCATTGTAGATGGCAATGCCACTGAAGACATCGCCACCCTTGGAATGTATGTGAACGTCTATCTTGCCGTATGCAGCAGCCAACTCCATAAGCTCCGTGACAACGCGCTCGCTGTCTACCTTTTCGCCGTTGCCAACATTTCCGTACATCAATACGCTAACAGCCCCGTTACCGGGTATTTCATTTGCAAAAACCTTTTTCATATCCGTTAATTTCTCTGTTGCAAAATTCAGAAAAGTGCACAAGGTGATAAAAAGTGATTTTCACCGTGCAACGGTAATACGGCATGATGCAAACGCAGTTTTCCCGCTTCACCTTATAATCTGAAATTTGCTCTGTAATAAATTGATATGAGATATGGCAGACCTTAGAAGTGAGCAAAAGAAGATGCTGGCTCGAGAAATTTACCTGCTCGGGAATTATACTTACGAAGAGATAGCTCAGAAAGTAGGAGCACAGCGTCAGACGATCAGCCGTTGGGCTAAAGCCGGAAACTGGGACAATCTGAAAGCCGGAATGACTGTAACCCGCGAAGCGATACTGAGCAGAATGTATCAGCAGCTTAACAACATGAACTCTGCAATACTTGAAAGAGAACCATCCAAGCGTCATCCTGATACGAAAGAAGCAGACGTAATGGTTAAGCTGGCCGCTGCAATTAAGAACATGGAAACAGATGTCGGTATCAGCGACATTATCAGTGTCGGGATGCGTTTTGGCGAATTCCTTCGACGCATAGATCTGGATAAGGCAAAAGAGTATGTAAAACTGTGGGACGTGTTCCTGAAAGAACAAATCAAGTGATATGGCTACCTACGAAGAAAAACAGAAGCTGAAGGAATGGGAAGAATATTGTCGAGATATAGCAAGTTCTACCCCTGTAGAAGTCAACATGACTGAAGCAGAAAAAGCCAAGAAGAAAATATTTCTCGAAGCACATCCGATAGAGTGGATTAAATATTTCTTTCCGAAGTATACCAAATATCCGTTTGCCAAATTTCAGATTAAAGCAATAAACCGCATATTGGAGCACGACGAATGGTTCGAAGTGTTGAGCTGGAGCCGTGAAAATGCAAAGAGTACCATTGTAATGTTCTGCGTGATGTATCTGGCACTTACCGGACGAAAGAAGAATGTTATCCTGGCAAGTGCAACCGAAACCAGTGCTGAAAAACTTCTTCGACCTTATAAGGCAAACTTTGAGTCAAACGGAAGAATCAAGGCTTTTTACGGAGAACAGATCAATATCGGGCAGTGGACCGATACAGAATTTGTTCCCAAGTGTGGCTGTGCTTTCTACGGAGTAGGAGCCGGTAATGCGCCTCGTGGTAGTCGTAATGAAGCTATCCGACCGGATGTGTTACTGGTAGACGATTTCGACACCGACGTAGACTGTAGAAACCCTGATACCCTGAATAAAAAATGGAAGTGGTGGGAAAAAGCTTTATATCCTACGCGTTCTGTCAGCGAACCGACTCTTGTTGTATTTTGCGGAAACATTATTGCCAAAGACACCTGCGTAGCAAGAGCCGGTGCCATGGCAGATCACTGGGACATTGTAAACCTGGTAGATAAAAACGGTAACAGTACATGGCCCGAAAAGAACACACCTGAAGCAATAGCACGCATCCGGAAAAGTATCAGTAAAGCTGCTTTCGAAGGCGAATACATGAATAACCCCGTAACGGAAGGTGATATCTTTCACAATCTGCCTTACGGAAAAGTGCCGTCGCTGAAGAAGTTTAAATTCGTTGTAATATACGGTGATCCGGCCTACAGCAACAGCAAGAACAAAGCCAGCAGCACAAAAGCCGTCTGGGCGTGCGGAAAGATACGCAGTACGTACTATATCATCAAAGGTTTTGTCGGGCGTGTTACCAATGCGGAGTACATCGACTGGTTCTACCAGCTACGTAAGTACATCGGAAGCCAGTGCACGGTGTATTGCTATCAGGAAAACAACACCCTGCAAGATCCTTTCTTTGAGCAGGTATTCAAACCTCTGATACGTGAGCAGAACGAGCAGCGCAAAGATAATCTATACATAAAAGGTGACGGACGCAGCAAAATGGATAAGGCCACACGTATAGAGGCTAACCTGGAACCAATCGACCGGAACGGGATGTGGGTGTTCAATGAAGAAGAAAAGGATAACCCGCACATGAAGGAACTGCGCGAACAGTTTAGTCTGTTCGAACTTACACTGCCTTATCCCGCCGATGGTCCCGACTGTATAGAAGGATGCTTCAACATAATCAATGAGAAAATAAAAGAACTCGACCCCGGTGTGACCATCGGCTACAGCGAGTTCAAAGACAGTAACCCTTATAGATGGTGATATGAACAACTTTATAGAACTTACCGACTACGATGCTACGATACACCGTGACATCCTGGACAGTTTGCTGCGTGAAGAATCAGGAAGCAGTGCTGTTATTGAAGTGTGCGAAAACCGTGCCATTGCTACCGTACGCAGCCTGCTGAACAGCCGATACGACTGCGATGCTATCTTTTCCGCACAAGGAGAAGAGCGAAACGTGCTCATACTGAAAATCTGCCTTGACATTGCCGTGTACGAGATATTCTGCCAGCACAACCCGTACAAGATGTCAGACATCCGAAAGGAACGATACGACGATGCGATGCAGTTCCTTCGCGATGTGCACGACTTTAAAGCCAACATAGAAGGACTTCCCGAACTTCCTGCCGAAACGCAGACCGACAACAGCCCTTGGCAGATAGCCAGCAATGGTCCGTGGAATTCTTACTTTTAATGAACTTTTAAAACCATTTTAAACTATGGCAAGACCAAAGAAAAAACGCCGCATAACAGAAGGCGGATATACTCAGATAAAACCTGTATATGCTTCGGGACCCTACGCCCGTGTGGAACCCGACATCATCCTACAGATGCCGGAACTGTTCTACTTCGATATGTCGTCCTACATCAGTGCGCTCAACGCCGCCAAAGCCATCGACTTCTACAACCGCACACGCCTGTATGACATGTACGAATCGGCCATGCTCGACCTTCACCTGGGCGGTATCATCGAAAAGCGGAAGGTGGGTGTAAGCCGCATACCTATCGAGTTCCGGCGAAACGGAAAGCCCGACGACAACGTGAACAAGGAAATCCGTTCGCCCTGGTTCCGAAAGTTTGTGAAGGAAGTGCTCATGTCTAAGTTTTACGGATACAGCCTGTTTCAGTTCTACCGTGGCGACGACGGATATATTAACTATTACCATGTGCCGTATAAACACTATGATCCTGTACGCCGTGTTATCCTAAAGTATCAGAGCGACACAGAAGGTATACCAGTAGATGCGTTTGAAAACATGCTTTTTGTGGGCGACAACCCGCGCGACCTGGGAATGCTGGCAGAACTTCTTCCGATGGTGCTATACAAGCGAAGTAATTTCGGTAACTGGAAACAGTTCTGCGAGATATTCGGCATGCCGATACGTGAATACACCTACGATGCTGGCGATGAAGAAGCCCGAAGCCGTCTGATTCAGGACGCACGCCGACAAGGAGCAAATGCCGTGTATATTCATCCCAAGGAAAGCAGCCTGAACCTGATAGAAAGTGCAAACAAGAGTGGTACGGTAGATCTGTACGAACGCTTCAAGGATGCCTGCAATACGGAGATGTCAGTCCGCGTGCTGGGTAACACCCTGACCACCGATGCCAAGAGCACCGGCACACAAGCACTGGGAACCGTACACCAGGAAGAAGAAGACATGCTGAAGGCCGACGACCGCGACTTTATTCTGGATGTACTGAACTATGATATGACAGACATATTCAACGCGCTGGGAGTTAATACAGAAGGCGGTGAATTTGTGTATGTAAAAAATCGCGGACTGAATCCTAACCAGCAGGTAGACGTGATACAGAAAGTTAAGGCTATGGGTGTGCCCGTGTCTGACGACTACATCTATGAAGTACTACTTATTGATAAGCCGGAAAACTACGAACAGCTGAAAGCCGAAATCAAGGCACAGGAAGAGGCCAACCGCAAACTACAGCAGGAAATGGCTAATCAGCTGGAAAGCAAGAACAATACAGAACCTGCTAGAAAAGCCAACCGCCGGCTGAATATAGGCAACGAGTCGAAAGCGTGGTATGAACGCGCACGCGAAGACTTCCGTAACTGGGTATACGATTTTTTCGGAGTAGCCCCGAAAAAGAAAAACGGGGCTTTGCCGTTTTAATGGATAATATCTACGGTGAGCGATGCAGCGTGTGCGGAGGTTTTCACAACGAGCTGGAACAGGGTATCGACTTTAGCAAGGAAGTTCTCACCAAGATGTTGCGTGAGATATACGACGGACTGAACGTGCGAGACGACATACAGCGTGACGCATTCGAAGAAACGCTTCGCATCTTTAATGAAGCCACTGCAGAAGGTCTGTATGCATCCGATTTCCCTACAGGCGATGAACTGTTTCTTGAACAGCTTCGCACGAATAACGAAGTATTCTCTGCCTTCCGCACTCACCGTATGCAGAACGACCTTGCAGCACAGCTTATCGACAACGACGGGAAACTGAAACCTTTCGACGTATGGCTAAACGATGTGCAGAACATTACAGATCATTACGTCGTGCGCTGGCTTCGCACGGAATACGACACCGCCGTACTGCGCGCCCATCAGGCGGCAGACTGGAAACATTTTGAAGCCTATCAGGACGTACTGCCTAATCTGCGATGGATGCCTACCACATCGCCCGATCCGGACATAGCGCATAAGCAGTACTGGGAGGCAAAGCTGACTCTGCCAGTTGGTCACCCGTTCTGGCTCAGTCATCGTCCTGGCGACCGATGGAACTGCAAGTGTTCCCTTCAGGCTACCGACGAACCTCAGACTACAGGAGCTGTAGGAAACTTTCAGCCTGTTCCTTCCGTTCCCGGACTGAATAACAATCCTGCCGACGACGGCAAGCTGTTCAGCGATTCGCATCCGTATTATACAGAAGCTTATCCTAGAGCAGATAAGGCAAGTTCTAATATTATACAAATTAATTCTACTCAAGACAAGTATATTCCTGTAAAAAGTGTAGAGGAAGCAGTATTAAGGTCTAAAAAGTATGGAGTTAAAAAATTTGATACAGGAGATGCAACAATAGAAGAAATTAACACTGTGTTAGAAGCATTATACGATGAAGCAAAACATATACCTGTAGACATTAATGAATTTCAATTAAAACGTAATTTAAGAAGCATTAATACAAAACATGATATGGGTGGATATTATACAGATCAAGAAAGAAAAATTGCTATTAATCTTAGCAGCTTTGAAAAGAGTATATATAAAAAACCTATACCTTTTGAAGAACAATTAAATCGTTTTAATAAAACTTTAGATAGTCTGAATAGTCAGCTGAAAGATATACAAAGACGTATTAAAGAAAAAGGGAAATTAAAAATATTGCGTGACGAAGAAAAAAGATTAAAAAGTTCTATAAGTGATATTGAGGCGAAAATTTATAAAATTAATAGCAATATTAAAAAAGGTAAGAAACCTTTGCCTTATACAAGATCTGAAACATTTAAAGATATAAAAGACCAAATAAAATGTGAAATACACCATGAATTTGGGCATTATGTATTTCACAGATTAGGAGATCCATCTTTTAAAAATTTTGATATTGAAGCATCTCAGTATGGAGCTACAGCTTCCACTGAAAACTTTGCTGAATGGTATGCAGAATATAGGATGAGAGGTAAAAAAGATATTCCTAATAATTTATTAGAATTATTTAAAAAAATGGAAAGATGAGTTCACCCAACATAGAAGAACAGGTAAAAAGAGCCGTAGCCGGACTGAGCAGGCTTTATACCCGCACGCTTCCGGTCAAGGTAGGAACAAAAGCCGTATCGCTGACCAAGCAACGCTTTACAGACAGCGCTTTTAACGGCAGGAAATGGCAAGAACCTTACCGCCGTAAGCTGAGCTTTAAAGGCACTCAGGCAAGCTACAAGACGCTGCTATCGGGTACCAATCACCTGCGCGACTCTACTTATTATAAGCCGGAACCGGGAAAGGTATACATACGCAATCAGGTAGACTACGCACAGATACACAACGAAGGCGGAACCATCAAAGTAACCGCCAAGATGAAGCGATATTTCTGGTATAGATATGCAGCAGCCAAAGGAGCACGCCTTGTGAAGAAAAAAGGCGGACTGAGAAAGACGAAAGGAAACGAAGCTCTGACACGTGAAGCAATGTTCTGGCGAAACATGGCGCTAAAGCGTGAAGGCTCGGTTATACGTATGCCGCGCCGACACTTCTTCGGCCCTGACGCAAATATGGAGAAAGAAATTCGAAAGATAATCGAAAAAGAAATGCAATTATTTATCAAGAATTATGGAACATATTTTAATGGAACTCGTTAATCTGGTAGGTGAGAACATGCCGGAAATGAAAACAGTAGATGAAGACTACGGACAGCTGGAAATGATAGACGAAACTACGCGAGAAAGCTATCCTCTGACTTTTCCTGCTGTGCTGATAGACGCGCCCGACACAACCTGGAGCAACGTTAGAGGTAAAGACCAGACAGGAACATGTACTGTAAGAGTAAGGCTGATTATCGACTGTTACGACGATACGCATTATCGTAGCGGCACAGTAGACAAGATAAAGGAAAGGGATGATCTGCGGAAGCGCCTTCATGTGCTGTTACAGGGCAGGCGCATTACCGAAGAAGGCGAACTGATACGTACTAACAGCCGGTTTTATACAGGAAACCATGGCATTAAGGTATACGAATCTACTTATACTGTAGCCGTAACAGAATATATCAGCCTGGAAGAGCAGAAAGTACAGCAGCCGGTAGCCATCCGCATTACACCTGTATTAAAATGATAGCTGAAGGCTCAGCTGAATATGCTGTGGAGATATACGTTTACGGACATGCTTTTTCGCTTCGCCTGACGGCTTAAATTCGCCTTCTTTGACAAGCTGACGGATAATTGCCTGAATACGGTATTCCGACAGGAAAAAAGCTTGTGAGAGTGCTTTTACAACGTCCGAATAATTACGAAGAACCGGCTCGAGCTCAAAATAGCTTTCAGCTATCCGGCGGTTACGTTCTGCTATAAGTTGGCTGCTGCGTCCCATGGTTTTAATGTTTTAGAGTTATGCAAGTTGGCTGCTGCATTTGTTTTGTACAAAAATACGTAATTGTCAGGACTTAACCAAATTAGCGACTGTATTAGTAGGCGTATGCGTACTTTTGCATCGTCCGGACAGAACTAACACAGTATTAATTAAAAAAAGACAGACACATGGCTATTAACTACAGTATTGCAGCTTACAAAAAACCGGGCGACCTGGAAGGGGCCGCAAAATATTACGCAAAAGCTCAGGCTAGCGGAACGGTAGACATTAACGAACTGGCAGACGATATCGCATACAGCACCACGCTGACAGATGGTGACGTGCTGAACGTGATCCGTGCACTTATCAAGCAGATTAACCGGCACATAGCAAAAGGAGAGATCGTTAAGCTGGAAAATCTGGGAACATTTCAGGCACAAATCAGAAGTAATGGAGCGGAAACTTCGGAGGACTTTAACGAAAGCTATATCCGCCAGGTGCATCTTCAGTTCCGCCCAGGACTGGGTATGCAAAGCACGCTGTCGCTTGAAAACCTTCAGTTTAAGAAAGTAAAATCGTACAAGGAGCTGGAAGGAGAATAATCTACCGCCGGAAAAACTAATCTTTACCCCGCGAATAATGTATATTTGCCGCGGGGTAATTATAACCACAAAAACACACAAGAATGAAAGCAATCTACATGAGCGAACTGGCACAAATGTATTTCCCTCGTTCGAGCGTACGCAGTGCCGTAACCCAGCTAAGACGCTGGATAGTATTAAACGAAGAATTGCAGCAGCGACTTACAGAACTTCATTTTCATAAGGGACAGCGCACTCTTACTCCCCTACAGCATGAAGCTATATGTCATTTCCTGGGAGAGCCATAAAACAAAAATCCCCGGCATTCAGCATTGAGTGTCGGGGATTTATTGTTTCAGTCTTCAATATATTTATCGTTTTTAAGCAGTTCAGACATTATTCTATCTCGATAGGCTTTGCTTTGATAATTGCCATCATATTTTTTCCATGATCTTGGATTAGACTTGCTCTTATATTTTATATGAGGTAATGGAGTGTCTATTCTTCTTAAAATGACATAACCATCTTTACATAACTTTTCTTGATCGTTTGCGTTCATAGCTTAATATTTTTGATTAATCGATTGTAAATACATTCGTCGGCTCTTTTAATAGTAGTAACACTTTCTCCATAGGCATATATGAGTTCTTTGTCTAATATCTTACCATTTTGCAACCATGCACGATATACATACGGATTCTTTGAACTTTTCTTTGCAGATGAAAGTGTTCTATAAGTACTTTCAGTCTTTTCATTGTAAAAGCACTTGATTATGTAGTTTAAGTCTTTTTCATTCATATTATTCAAAAACCATTTGTTTACCGTAAATCTTCGCTACTTCGTATTCGGCCTGACATCCTTTGCTGTCTTGCCAGCCACGACAGAAATAGACTGCATCACATTCCAAGAGAGCCTGAATATCTTTCCCCATATGTTCCGCATAAGATGCGTTAGAATCTGGCGATACGTCAAACGGGGCTATCGGCTCGTAGTCATTACTTACCAAGCCTTTTTTTACAAGGTCTAAATGAAGTTTTACTTCGGTAATGTCTTTCCCACTTATCGGAATTGAGATATATACTTTCTTTTTCATATTAATATCCTTTTCCTCCATGTTTATAACTTCTAAGCTCGTTGTATCTCATTTTTTGTTCGATATACCAAAGAATATTTATATCCCTATCTTTACAGAATGCTAAGATTTCGTTTAAAGTTATTGGGATGTCATAATCCATGACATAACGAATAATATGATACATTGATTCCGTAAAGCTCATTTCTGAATAATCATCAGTATCACTATCTATGTAGTCGTAATCATTCAAATCAATATTTTTCAGTCCTGCAAGATCAAGCAAACGAATAAAAGCGTCAGAAAGTTCATCTTCTACACTGTCTTTGATAGTGTGTTTAAAAGCATAGAAAAATTCTTCGTCTGAGCGTTTCATCGCTCCCATATAATCTTCAAACTGTATCTTTAACGCATGTTTTCCTTTCCGGTCAGCCTCTACAGCTTCCATTAACTCTGAGATAACAAGACAAAGACAATGTTCGTTGCTTAGATTTTGTTCATGCCAACCATGCTTTATAGCGCATAGGTATGCTTGATTTCTTAACTCATTCATAAATCGATAATTTCAATTTTCAAACTTGCTTTTAAATCTTCCATCATATCTATTGTGTCGTTGTTCTCTATATTGAAACAGACACCCAGCCATTCTCTGTCGCGTGAATGCTGTACGTTCAAGTCGCAGGGATGGTTCCATTTTACCCAGACAAACATAACCTGATTGATCATGCTGTAATGAATTCGTGCAGCCACCCTGCGAGGCTTGAATAGTTCCTGCTGTTTATCCATCTTTCTTCATTTTTATGAATATCCCAAACTGTCCGTCTTCACGGTCTAACCCGTCACATGCTCCCAGCAGGATGCGTCTATCTGCACAAGGTTCGTACTCAAATGCACAGCCATAGCATGGATTATCGAGGCTACTAATATTTGGAACGGTAACAAATTTTATCGGGGTTCCGTCTACCAACGTACGGACTTCTCCTGGCTTCATGTCGTTAATCATATTCTAAATAATAAGTTTGTACAACAGTGTTTCCTCTCATAATAACAACTACTCCTTTTTTCTCACTAACTTCTACTAAGTATGCTGTGACAGTTGATCTAATATATTTTTGATTACACAAAGATTTTATATGAGATTGTATGAATTCGTAAAGATCATGAATACTATATCTCTCTTTTTTATCAAACCATGATTTCACATCCATACTTAATAGATTTAACCATTCTGGAGTGTTTCTACCTGTATTCCTCTTAAATGTCAATTTCATTCTTACTGTATTGTGCTTTCATCTTAAAATCCTGACAGTATTCTTTGTAATGTCCCCAATCTCTTAATACAATATCTATCATATCTTTAGGAACTTTAAACTCCAATTCTTTTCCAAGTGCGCAAAGATTCTTCTCTGATTTACCAGGTTGAAAATTTGCGCACTCGTCACAATAGTGTTTAATCATTACATCGCAGATAAGGACAACGGTAATTTACGTGACTTACCTTCTTCATCCTTCAACTCTACCTGAATGAACTGGCAGGTAGGTATCGGACGATATGCAGCTTTTATGATATTGATACCGTCGATAAAATCGGCATCCTGGCTGCTGGCTGCAAGCTTCTCCAGTTCCAGCACTTTGTTTGCTTTCAGCGCTCCCTTACGGTCCTTGGCAAGCAATCCCATGACTACCTGAACGAGTTCTGCGCTGTTATCGTCCTTAGCAAGTGTTTTCAGGTAATCTTTTACCTTTTCGATACCGGCTTCCACTGTGTCATCCCAACCTTCGTTTACACGATTACCCAGCGTAATAGACATTCTTCCGTCGGCTGTGGTAAAAGTATCGCTCTGTCGGTCTGCCTTGGTTTTAAACAGCTCGTTCTTTGTCTTGATAAGCGTAGCAAACTCGGCAAAAACCTCCTGCTTGATGCGTTCCATTTCGCACGAAAGTTTAGACAACTTCTTCACGTTGTTTTCTACCGTCTGGTCTACAAGGCTCTTGTATGCCTCACGCTCATTCTGTACACGTTCTTTTTCTGCTTTTTCTTCAGCTTCCAGCTGTGCTTTCAATGCAGCTTTCTGAGCTGCGCTTAAATTGGTTAAATCAATCATAATTAAAATGTTTTTAAAGGTTAATTAAATTCTGTATAACAAAAACGTATTTTTGCTGTAGGCTCTAAGCCTTTTACCATTTTCCTTACATATTCAATATCGTTCGTTCTCCAGCTTACACGTATGGTCTTAGTAGGACGATTTTCAAATACGTATATGATGCGAAAAATAAAGAATCTATGCTTTCTCATGCTATTCTATATTATTACTTACAATCGTTATATTACCTCGGCTTTTCTGGTCTATTATGCGATAGGTTTCCGCGGCTTCACGTTCCAGATCGTCGTATTTTTTCACCAGCACGCTGCGCTCCTGAGTCAGCTTTATAAACTCGGCCGAAGTAATGTTTCCGGCAAAAAGTACAGCGTTAATTTCGTCGATGCGTTTCTCCAGCTTAGGAAGGCGGGAAAGTATGCTGTCTATGCGTGCTATCCGTTCATCGTTGATGTCGTATCGTTTATTTGCCATTCTGCTGTTTTTTTAGGATTGATTCAAGTTTAGGTTTCAGAGCCGACAGTTCGTCGCTGTCGAGCTGGTAAAGAGGTTTCCCGGCTATGCGCGGGCTGCACAGATACTGATTTACCGTGCGCCAGTCGGTTGTGTCTATTCCTATTTTCTGCAAGCATTTCAGAACCCTACTTCGCTGCAATCTAAGAGAATCTTCAATCATCCTTTCGGCTACCGGCTTGATGGTAGCATTAGCTCCAGTAATGTAACCTGCCAAGTATTGTGACTCGGAGTAGGTTAGTTCTTTTGTGGTGTTAGTTCTTCCATCTGTTAGAATCTGGATCAGTGCGCGGTACTGTTCCTCTGACAAGCCGTAGCGTGCGTACAACACGTGCAGCCGTCTAATCATCCATGGTGTTATCGGTCTTTTCGTTGTTTTTTCCATATTCCTCTATTTTTTGTCCGTTATCCAGCCAGAACTGCCGGTAGCCTTTATCCCATATCACGAAGAAACCTTTAGGTCCTCCGTTGCCTCTGCCTACATACGTTGCCTTGAAGTGCTCGATATGAATGCGCTTAAATGAATCCTTCTTCAAGTCGTAAGCCACATCGCCGTCTACATCATTACCTTTCATGTGAGAGATGTAGATAAACACCTTTTTGGGAAAGCGCTTGCGCAGGTTGATAAAATCTGCCGCACGAACGCGATACAAGTCGATGAAGTATTGTAGCGAGTCGACAATTATTACATCAGGGCTACGCTGCTTGCTCAGGTCGTCTGCAAGATCATCCGGATTGCATTCGTCAGTGAATTTGATTTTGTTACATTCAGATCGTATGCCCGCCTTGGCAAGTGACTGCTGAAAGTCGTAACTGTCGCCCATTTCCAGAGAAACGAACAGTACCCGTTTCCCCAATTCGTCAAACTCCTTGGCAAGCTGGAGGCAGAACGAAGACTTACCCTGCCCGGACTTTCCGTACACAATCCAGTTGCCTGTAGCTTCCGTCCGCCCGAACAGGTCGGCAAAACGTGAAGTAAACGGCACAAAGTCGTACTGGCGTTCTTCTATATTTTTGATACTCCAGTTTCTCATAGCTGTATTTCTCCATTCTGTACTTGTCTGCGAATTACTTTATCCATGATCATACCTTCCAGTTCTCTCAGGTCGTCGACAAACCATGCCGATTTGCGAGAATCCTCCGTAGGCAGTTTTTCTACCTTGTCGAGCTTTCCCCATATTTCGTCCTGTTCATCCGAATCAGTCACCCCGTTGGCCGCACAGATGGCACGTACGTCCTTCTTCGTTGCTCCCAGCAGTGTAATGTAGTTACGCACCACACGTCCGTCTATTTCGTCGAATCCGTCTACACGTCCTACATTGCGTTTGATTGTACGGCGAAGTGTTTCCGTTCCGGCAAGTACACATCCCATGCGATACTTCGTGTCGTCGTACAGCGGAATAAGGCAAGCCATGGCACTGTTTGAAAGCTTTCCTGCGTCGTCAAGGACCAGTACTGGATAACGATCTGCCATACGGTTGATGCAGGATGTTATCTGCTGTAGCATATCGTCGGTGTCAGTATACCGGCTGAAAGTAATACCCAGACACCGGCCAAGCTTCTGAAGGAATTTCTTTGCCGTCCACTTCCAGCACTTCAGGTAAATAATAGAGTTGTCGGGACAGGTGTTATACAGGTCGATAAGAGAATGTGTCTTACCGCTACCGCTGCGGCTGCTGATACAGAACCAGCGGTGATTTTTCTTTGCAGCCATCAGGTATAGCTTGACCTGCTTGTAAGAAGAAACGGTTTCTACAATTTTCCAGGTATTGTCGTAGTAGTTAAGACCTACAGCTATCTTATCGGCGAGTGCATCCTCCTTGGCTCCATACTTTCCTGCACGGAACTGAGAGAGAGCAGCTGAAGATATATCGCACTTGCGTGCCAGTTCTGCGGCTGAAGAACCGCGTTGAATCAATGTTTCGATGTAATCTCTTAATTTGTTAGCTTCCATAGTTCAATATCTTTTTAATGTGTTATTAAATCGTTTTTAAATTATCTTGAAAATCCTGCCTGAGTAGGATCAAACTCAAAGTCGTCTTCATCGTCGGGATATACAGGACGCGGTGTGTATGCGGGTATGTCTTCTTCGTATTCGGCATCCTCGGCGTGCAGCTTCAGTTCGTTCCGGTTATCCTTGTGCTGTCCGCGACTGTCTATTATCAGCAGACGTTCCAGAATGTTGTGTCCTGGAAGGGCACTGCTGTATACATTCTCACGTATCACATCGACATCATGCTCGGCTGTTTCCACAATTTCCCGTTTCAGATCTTCGTTGAATTCCTTGATGCGCTTGCGCTGTTCGAAGTGTTCCGGCTTCTGGTCTACAAGAGCCATCGGCACGGCTTCTTTTTCGTCGAGCAGATATCGGAGTGTACCCAGTTCCTTGCCTTCATCCTTTGTACCTTTCTTTCCGGCATTGGTTATCAGCACATGACTGGTATCGTCAGGATCGTAGCGGACTACCCAGCTTGTACCCAAATGATTCAGCAGCGAGCGGTCCAGACTGTCGTAGTAGTACTGCATACCGTTGCGTTCGAGAATAATGCCGCGCGACTCCAGCTTGTTGGTACGTCCGCTGGTATGCCCCATGAGCAGCAGATACTGTTCGTCAGGAAAAGGAATCTTCCGGTCTTCGGGTGTCTTGCTCCACGCCTGCATGTATGCGTCTATCTTCTTGGCACGTTCCATCTGCATGACCTCGTGTATGCGCTTTACAGCTTCTGCCTCGGTAGGAATGAACTTGCGGTGCTCATTCAGCCATGTGGTGTTAGGCTGTATCTCCTTGCCGGAAGCAATACCAAAACCTGAGAATGAAGGGAACTTCTGAAAGTATTCCAGAATGAGATACTTGAAGTAAGGCTCCACGATCTTAGCCTGTGCGTTCTTGACCTCGGCAGGTGTAAGATACTTTGTCATTTCCTCGTAGAAAGGGAACAGCGATTTCTTGTGATAGTTATCGCACTGCATCTGTACCGGCATATAGCGCTGTCCGAACAGTTCTCTGGCATGGCGTACGGCATTGGTAAGAGCTTCCTTAATCAGGGCATCGCACTCGTTGTCGCCGATAGCATATCCTATAGGGTATTTGCAGCAGGCATCGAGAACCACTACCAGCGTCTTACGGTTGTAATACGTAATGCGCCGTTCTTCCTTGACAGTTCCTCCCTTGCGTACGCGCTTCACTTCTTCACGCTGATACAGAAGTTCTACATCCCATCCATCGAACACCCAGTATGTCATAGCAGTGAGCGGAGCTGTACGGCGTACCTGTTTTTTCAGGTTGCTGTTCCATTCTCCTATACCGCGACGGCGTGTCTTGGTCACTACATCGTACTTGCGACGGTATGCTCCAATGGTAGCAGGCGACTTTATTTCTTCCAGTCCGAACTGTGCAGCAGCCTTGTTGTATTCTTCCATGATCTGAACATTATTCCAGTTCATGTGCAATCCAAGGAACTGACGTACCAAAGATTCGGCAAGTTCCGAACGTTCGTTACCTTCTTTCAGCTTCGATGCAGCATCGTTGCCGTAATTTTTATGTATCACACTTAGATAACCCTGTTCTGCTCCTTGCTGACGTGCCGCATCGTACGCCTCGCACTTGCGTTTCAGCGATTTCCACGATGCAGGCAGGTTGTGCGGGAACAAAGGTTTTCCCTTTGTATCTTTTACTTCGAGTAGTGCAGTACACTGAGCGCCCAGACGCTCCCATACATTGATACGGGTATTACCACCGATAGCACTTTGCTTCTGACGGTCGCGCAGGCGAAGAAGAGCTTCCATTACGTTAACCGATAGTGTATATTCGTTAATCTTAGCCTGAGGAAGGCGATTGTTTTCGCCATACACGTAAGTCTGAAAAAAACTGTATGCGCTATTGTTGTAACGGATTTCTTCTTCCAGGTCGCTCTTTTGCTCGCGGCTGGCAAGTTCTGCATACGGATCGCCGTATACTTCTATATACTTTTTCTTCATATCGGGGCGCATGGTATCGAATTCTACTAAGGCAGAATTTCCCGGCGTGCTGCGACGGGCGATAATAATCTGGTTTTGCTTTTTCATCCAATCAAAGTTGGATTTAGACATAAACCCTGATTCGCAGCCAACCTTATACTTTTCGTCGTAACGAATAATTTCACAGGCTGATACGCAAACCTTATCGTTATAGATTACTGCCATTGCTTATTATGATTATTGTTAGTGCAGCTTCGGGATTCGAACCCGAAACGCGGCCTCCTGCTCTTTTTACCGTATATACCTACGATCACCAAATTCATCACTATATGGCTAATTACGTTATCCTGAGAACGGCAGGTCCCGCTGCTGCGTGTAGAGTTATTGTTTCTTTCTGTCTAATCTTATTGCAACCGGAATTAAGGACAAAGACAGGAATGTAATGCCGGCTACATTTACCAATCCGTCTGTTAAGGTATTTGCCACTGCCAGGGAAAGTATTGCTATAAGTATGTGTTTCGTTTTCATAATCTTTTTGGTTTTAAAGTCCGCCCGATCTTCACAGACCGGACGGTTTTTGCTACATTTGTAGCGTATCAACAAATAAAGTTTACTGTTATGACTAATTTTATTATTACTCCAAAGCTCAAAGATGAGCTACTAAGTCAGATTGTTAATTCTGGATCTATGAGAGCTGAAGTCAATATCAACAAAGCCGCTAAAGAATTAAATACTTCTCCTGATATTGTAGAAGCTATTTTCGATCAGTTTGAAGAAATGGAATTATTTACACAACAAAAGTTTATAGGTGGAAATATCCTTTTCTTCATTAAAGCAAAAGCTCATGATTTCTATTGTCATGGAGGATTCCAGGCTCAGGAAGAAATTCTTAAGGCAAATATTGAAAAGCTCAGTCATGAATTAGATCTTCTTAGCAAACAGCTTTCTCCGGATCTTCTTGAAAAAGCCAACAAGCTTGCAGGAATCAGTTCTGCTATCCTCTCGGCTTTGTCTTTTTTCAAGTCCTAACAAAAAGATCTCCAGATTTCTGATAGGATCTGACTGTCCAATCTTAGAATACATTCGGTCGGTCATCCTATCAGAGTAAGTCAGGTTATCACCAACCATAACAGACCTTTCTACATATCCTGTTTTTATGCCAAAATCTCCACATTCTTCGGAGATAGTTATATCTATTGTAATTCTTGTTGTATATTCCATAGTTCAATCATTTAACAACAAACTTAATCTTAGCCAGCACCTTATCAAGGTTCTGTATGTCATCTACAAACCGCTGAGTAGCGGTAAACTCAATGGTAAATCCGTCATAACTAAACGGTTTACCATATGCAATCAAATAAGAAGCTAATCGATTGCAATGAACATTTGTGCTATATGTTTTCATGCCTGTTCTATTTGTATTGAATCTGTAGCTTCTTTTAATGAATGTGCACCTGATAATACGCCTCCCATTTCTAAAGCAGCTTTACGAATCATGTTAGCAACTCCGCTTCTTGTTCGAAATTTTAAAGCACTACGAACAGTAACTTCGCTTACGCTAAATTTTTTAGCTAACTCACGGCGGTCTCCGTGTTCCATTAAGATTTCTGCCATAATTCTATGTTTTAAAAGTTAATATCAATGATTTATCTTGGGCAAACCAATATATTTCTTATCTTTGCGCCCACCTTTCGCTTTCAAAAGGTGTTGCAATATTACACACTTTGTTTCATATTTCCAAATAAAAAGATAGAAAAATAAACAAATTGTTTAGTTTATGAATAAAGGAGAAATGTTGGATTTAATAAAAGAACATGCTAAATTAAAGAATAACAGTTCTTTAGCTAAATTTTTAGGAATAACTTCACAAGCTGTTTCAAATTGGTATGCTAGAAATACATTTGATGCAGAATTAATATTTTCAAAAATACCTTCTATTAATCCAGCATGGCTTTTAACAGGAAAAGGAGATATGATTTTGCAAACCCAAAAAGAAAATATCAAAGAATTGCCTGTTGCTCATCATACTGACTCAAAAGAAGGAATACCACTAATTCCTATTAATGCTATGGCCGGAGCTTTCACCGAAGATCAGCAGATAATGGAATACGAATGCGAAAGATTTATCATACCCAGTTTTAAAGGTGCTGATTTCTTAATAGGAGTAAAAGGAAGCAGTATGTATCCTCGATACAACAGTGGAGATATTGTAGCATGTAAGCGCTTAAACATTCAAGACTTATTCTTCCAGTGGAACAAAGTCTATGTACTTGATACGGATCAGGGACCTCTTATCAAACGAATTAAGCCGGGAACAGACAAAGATCACGTCACAATCGTATCGGACAATAAAGAGTACGAACCTTTCGAACTGGCAATAGATCACATATACCATGTGGCTCTTGTCATCGGAGTAATAAGAGTAGAATAAATAGAAGTATTAATATCTCTATGGACATAAAGGATATATATAAAACGATTTTATATGGTAATAAATGGGTAGAACTCTATAAAATAGATAGTATACTGAATTTATTTTATAATAAAAAGACATTACCTAAAGATGTTATGTATGCAAGTAATTCGCCTGAAGGATGGTCTAAGGTTGTTGATTTTTTAATTACTGAAAAACTAATAGAGCCACATGCTGATATATTGGAGATAACTGAGAAAGGAGTTCTTAAATATAAATCAGGTGGATATATGGGAGAACACAAAAGAAAAAGATTAGAGCGTATTGGAATTATACTCGGCATTATTGCCAGTATTTGTACAGTTATTGGCATCTTGCTGTAATTTGTTTAAATAACGTTCAAACAGCATAAGTTCCTCTTTTTCTTTAAGCATTTTCTCTCTTTTTTGTAAGCTTCCAAAATTGGCGTATTGACTAGCATGTCTCTTTCGCATACCTTCGTGCTAAACTTAAAACTCGAAAGATTATGTTTAGCGAAAAAGATTTTGAAAGACTGTGGTTCCTCTACAAAACCGAGGGTGAGCCCA